TTGATTCCCTTGCTGCGAAAATCTTTTTTATGGCTGATTGCACGGTTGGTTTCATCGGTTCCATTTCCTTCCGCTTGCTTTGTTATTTCTGTTCACAACGAATTTTGGTGGCTCGCAGTATTCCCAAGCCATGGATCCTGCCGGTGAATGCCGTATGTTAATAACCTTAGCAGCATTACCCAAGTGATCCACCATTCCAGAGCGGTTAGCCCGCTTGGTTAATGTTAGCGTAAACTCTCTTGGATCAGCCGACCCGTTCTCGCGCAATACGATAACTTCACGAAAGAAGTTTGCCAGATCGCTTGAGCCAGTTCCTGAGTAGGCCATGTCCGCCGTCGATGTCGCTTGTTCATCCTTGCTCTTAGGCTTTGGGAAATGATGGAACACGTTGGCGATGACTCCAGTTTGCTTCAGGATTGGAGCTAATCCTTGGCGCAAGAATCCGCTGACGTGTTCTTGCTTGGAGATGTCTCCGCCAATGTACGCAATCAGCGGATCAATATACACCATATCCAATTTGTGCTTCACGACAATCTTGTGCAGGAATCGGATAAATGAATCTCCGCACAAATCTTTGATTTCAAAGAACAAGACCTTTTCCTCTAATGCGTCAATGGTTGCCTTGCTCCAGTTTTCAATGTTGTGACGACAAAGCCCTTGGAAAGCGTCAGCCAAATCCGCCTCGTCGTTTTCAGCCTGGATAACGCCGATCTTGATTGGCTTGTGAACCGCAATGCCCCACCACGGTATGCCCAATGCCCAACTGATCGCTTGGGACATCAGTAGTGATGATTTTCCAACGCCAGTTTGACCGCACAACATGACGCTTCCTCCTCGACGCATCCATCGGTCGCCAATGATGTTATCAACATCCTTTTCCTTGCGGTACGCCAATAGCGTGCTAATCCGTAACGGTTTAGGAAAATTCTCTGACTCTTTTAGGTCAAGATATTCATCCCACGTTTGAGGTCCGACGCGCAGCGCGACTAGCTTCTGCTCCACGCCATCGCGGAAAGCCCCAGGCAACCGGCTGAACCGGCTGGCGTTCTTGTTCTTGGCGTCGATGCCAACGTGCTCCAACGCCTTATAAACCTCGTCACGCCGCTGTTCCCATTCTTTGCGGTCGGCGGCATCAACGCGAACCCAGCCATGGATCGAACTGCCTCCGGAGTCGATCAACGCCGTGAAGGGCAGCTTGGAGGCCAGCAATGCGGCTTTCTGCTCTTCCTTGGACATCGAATCCGATTCGACCAAGACGTGCCGGTAGGAAGAGACTCCATTGTCGGATCCGGTATCGTCCGCGCACGGGTTGATCCGCAGGTAAGTCCCCCGCTGTTTGAAAAGGGGCAGCATCTCGCCTCCCTCGGGAAAGTATTCTTTGAGCCACCATTCAAGCGTTTGAAAGGTGCCGCGCCCGACCGGGCGAGCCTTGCCCGCTTCATCGACATCCACGTCCGTGCAAATGCAGACCTTTTCCTCGGGCAGGAAGGCTTGAATGAGGAAGTCACGGGTCGTCATCCCCTTGGGTTCTGGGATAGCGACCGGGTTCTTGTGATACACGAACTTCTTCGACTCGGTGACTGGTGCTTGGGATCCGCTTTCCGTGAGCATCCACCCGCGAGGCTTGGCGTGGCCTACCGATGCTGCCTGAGAAACCTTGTGGGCAATCTCGCGTGAAGTCCAAGGGGGCTGACACTTGCCGTTCCAATGCTCCATCATGAGCGCGTGAGCGGTGTTCTCTTCGATCTCAAACCCATGCACCAAGGCGGTGGCTACCGCGAATGTGGCGTTATGTCCGCCGCTACCGCTGACGGCTCCGGGCGCGGCTTCGAGCCACCTGATTGCGCGTTGCTCGGTAGTCATTCCTTTGCTTTCTCAACAGTAACACACGCAGAACAAACCAAAATAGGATCTCCCTTTTTGGCAATAAACACCTCCTTTTTATCAATAATCAATACCAATGGCTGAACCATTGTAAATGTTATCCCATCGGATTGAATGTCCATTGAACCCTTTGAAAATGGTTTGTTTTCAAACGCAAGTCCGCAATGTGAACAAAACCCATTCCATCTAACAGGTCCAGTGGGATTTGTTTTTCTCCAATAATTGCTTTCAGTAACACCGAAGCATTTAGACATAGCTTTTTGTCCTTATCTTTGTTGTTGTTACCGCATAACAGGGGGCTCATTCCTGTTAAACGATCCGCCGTCGCTTTTACACCCTGAACTTAACAGGGAGATACTCAGAACTACCAACAGGAACAATGGTACTCGTATCTTCGCAGCACTGCGGGTCAAACGCATACAAAACTTTGTCGTCGCACAGGCACAAATTGATTTCATGTGAGGTATTGTTGTCATTAACCAACGCTTCACCAAACGAATGATGATTTTGAAGTTTAGCCCGCAAGGCAGAACGATCCGCTTCAGCCGCAGCCATACGAGCAAATTGAAAGCACACAAAAACTCCTTCTGTGTAATTAGGCCGATCCCATTTTACCCACTTGCCAAAATCAATTAGCCAATCTTTCGACGGGCACCAATACTCGTCTGAAGAAAAATTGATGTTCTCAATTTTGACGCCAGCAGCAATTAGGATGTGAGCGTAATCGGCTCTTGTAACCAGTTTTCCTGTTGTCATTTTTCGTTTGGTGTAAAAAGTGATCGAAAATCAGGCGGAGAATAGCTTGGCGATTTTTTGACCTTACCTGACGGGTCTTTGGCAATCCACCCATTGCTGGATACTCGCGTAAACGACCACCCATCAAACTCAGTCTTTTCCTTGGCCTCATCAACCTCATCGGTCTGCCATAATTTGGTGTTGTTGGATCTAACAACCTCATTGAAGCAAGGAATCAGGGGGATGCCTTCATCCTCCGAAATCTTTTCAAGGCAAGTAACCAGGTCTCCAGTGAAGTCCAAAACGTCCTGGCTCATTTTACACGTTGCCAACTTCCTCAAAATAATCTCCACCGTTTGCATTGGAGCGATCTTATCAAAATTGAGAGGAACGACAGCAGGGCATGGAGCGCCTATTACATTCAGCAACCCAAGCGCAGTAAATAAACTGTCCGCTAAGGCATCCGCAAGGTCATAGCGATCACCCGCCATAATGGCCCCCATTAACTCCAGGCCGGCCTCTTCCTGCACAAACGAAAACTGGGAAGTGTAAAAGTCCGGCACCGTGGTGTATTTGCCAAACTTTTCAATCGGACAAACCGGTTGCTGAAAATCGCTCTGCCATTCCCACACGGCAAGCTGCTCCTCGGGGTAACGGATGTTTTTGGGGAACTGAATGCTGTCGTTGTTTTTGTAGCTCATGTCTGTTTTGATTTACTTGGTTGCTTTGAAGTTGGACGCGAAATACTGGGCAAACGCCTCATGTGCCATGTGCAGCTCGCGAACACCGGATTCCTTTGACCGACGCTTAATCTCCCGCACCATGCTCTGACGCATCTTGAAGGACTTGTTAACCAACGGGTCGTTTGGAATTTCCGGCTTCACGGGGCTAGACTGCCAAAGATGTCTTTTGTTGTCTAGTGGTAAACGGCGTTAGCCGGTGAAATCCTTGCCGGGGTTTGACTGGGCGTGTTCCGCGAACCGTGCGTAAGCCTTCAGGTCCACATAGTTGTCGGCGTGATACACTCTGGCAGACCGCTGAACCTTGAACTGGGTCATCATCAATTCGACCAAGAACGCGGGAATGGGATGATCCAATCTCACGCCGTAGTGCTGCTGCAACAGGCCGGTCCAGGCCAACCCGATGTTTTCGTGGCTCAGGTGAGGTTCGCCGTAAACCTTGCCGCGTTCCTCAATGGTCGAGGAGACAATGCAGTTATCGCTCATGTCACTTGAAGGTGAGCTTATAGAGCGTGTGGTTCACTTCACCCAGAATGCCATCGCGCATATTAAGCAGATCGGTGTTGCCCGCGAACAGCTTGGACAAGTCGCCCGACAGGAACGAAACGAACCGGTTGAGCACAGCTACTGGTTCGGTTCCCGATTCACCCAAATTGTCCGCACTGAACACAAACGATTCGCGGATCGCTTCCTTGCCGTTGATGCCAGCAAAAGTCTCCACAAGCTCGTCAATCGAGTCGTCGAGCGATTCGTACAGACCGCCAAGGGCCTTGTGCTGCGCGTAGGAATCAGTCTGCCAATGAAGGACGACGATCTGGTTTCGGAACTCAAGAAGCTTGGTCGCCAGTTCGGATGAGTTTTTCATTTTGTTGAGATTCGATAAATTGATGACGATGAACAACGTGGGTTGTTCCTTTTTCAAGATCACGGCATACCCAAAAATCAGGGCGTTTGTCCGGTTGCTCAATCAGAACGGATCGAGTGCCAGAGATTAACCGGGCAAGAAAGATCAGGTTGTTCGACATGTGGAGGACGATGCTGTCCCGAACCGTTGCCGGTTCAACCCTTCTTTTTGATTTTGTAGTAGGGAATGTAACGCATGGCACCAGACACTTTCCGTCTAAGCACCACCTTTTCCAAAATACCAGCCTTGATCCCTTCGTTTAGGATCAACCCAACCT